CCAGTCAGAGCACCGATTCCTGATGCTGAACTAGAAACTGAAGATGAAGGTCGTGGATACTATGCTGAACAAGCAACAGCATCCGAACCAGTAAAAGAAGTCGCAGCAGTAGAAGAAGCAACATCCGATGAAGATGATGAATCGCTGAGTTACTTTTCTAAGTTAGTTAATTCTTAAAACACTCAACCCACCGCAAGGTGGGTTTTTTTATACCCCTGATATTCTTGGATTATATGTTCCCTTCAATCTCTTTGTAATATAATCTGATGAATTATCATAATTCATAATTTCTTTATGTTCACTTATAAATGCAGATAGATATCCTGATTTTAATGTTCTAATTCTCCTTTTTTCATCATTGAGTTTAACTTCATACTGATAATTTGTGATTGCCGATACAGGATTTACAGTTACAATTGAATTTGAAAAGTTTTTATATTTAAAACTAAAATTCGCATCGACTTCTAAACCTGCAGGTATCACAACACGATTATATTCATCTACTATTTTTCTTGTTTCATAATGATGAATACTAGACACATTTGCCTCAGATCCATATTTGTCTAACATATGTTCATGTAAATCATTATGATCTAGAGGCCATTGATTTCTTACATTTGTGATATTATTTGAAATTAATACAACCCAATCTAATTCTGGATTATCATATAATTCTTGAGCAACCATATCTGGTCGCATTCCGTCTGCAATATTATAATAGTTAAAAGCAGTAATTACCTGATCGAAATTGGATCTTAGTTTTGCTCTTTTAAATAAATTTTTAACTACAATTCTATCTTCGACTTTATTTCTTGAAGAAAGTAAAGAAGGATATAAAATATTTGGTAACTCTTCGAAATATGCCATTAGTAACCTACCGCATCTGTTGGAACTGGAAGTAAATCAGTTCTCTGTGGATCAAAATTAAAGTAGTTGTTATCATAATCTGTATCAAATATTGGTTCAAGTTCATTAAATCTGAGTGTCAATGTAATCGCAACTGGTTGACCCTTTTCATATGCATTCCACATTCCTTCTGGTGTATAGTTAACTGCAGCACCAGTGCAAGCACAAGTTTTAATACGAAGAATAGAATCGTTACGATCTAAAATTTGATAATCGTTTGTCTTTGCTGTTTTAAAATGTATGTCAAATATATTTGGTGTCCCTAAAAAGAAAGAACCACCACCTGTCTGACCACCAGATGCTTTCTTTGGTGCCATACCTTGTTTAAAGAAACGAAGTATATTATTTACTCTGATTGCTTCCTCTCGACTACGAGGACTCATCTTCCAACTAAAAGTAAACTCTCTCAGAGTTGGTGAATTGAATAGTAATGCTAAATTATTATTTGGAATTACACCTTGACCTCTTGCAAGAATTGTTTCAGGAGATACTTGAAACTGTAAAAAATTTAATACTGCAGATCCAACTATTGATTGACCGAGAGTATTTAAATTTGAATCTTTATCTTTCAGTTGATTAATAATTTGCCCACCTTCTGCCCCCACATCTCTAAAAGTACCTCCCACTGTTTCACTTATACCTTGTATTGCTTCTCTTAAACCTTCTCCAATATTTTTCTTCCCTAAACCTTGAAGAAAATTAGTTACCTTATCCATTGACTCATTTGTTTTACCCAAAACTGCAGATGAAACAGCAGCAGTAAGAGCATTAAGTTGATCAGGCCCCCAAGAGACATTATTTGAATCTGCCAAACTATTTGGCATTGGCAACTTAACTAAACCAATTGCTTTTTCTTTTGGTGTACCTTGAGGAACTCCATATCCTGATATATCTGATGGATTTGTTTTCGCAGCTTTTTTTAGAGCAGGATCAGTTTCTTTAAATATACTTCTATTGATTGCTTTGTATGTGAATTGATTTATTTGTATATAATCTTGTGTGTTACCATAGTCAGCATCAACTGGATACTTTAAATTTCTCAAACTTAACTGTTGTAATATCTTATCAACCTTTCCAAACTCTACTCCACTATAAGAAGCTTCTTGTGGTGGTGTTTCTTCCGTGTTTTCATTAATCTCTTCTTTTTCTTCTGTAGGAATACCTAATTGTGTCTTTGCTAATTCTATTTGTTCTTTGGTAATTGCATTCTCCCAACCAGGAACTATCTCACCATTTTGAACCACAATAGTATTTGGAGTAACTTCCCTACCGTTCCAATTCACATCAGTTAATAAATCTCCTGTTGAAATTGACCAACTTTTTCCATCTGGACTTTTATTTACTTGCCACTCTAAATTAACTCCACCATATAAAGCTGGATTAAATCCAAGTATTTGTAGTGGATTTCCACTTGGCACTTCATATAATGAACCATCTTTATTTCTTACTAAAACACCATCGAGAGTTCCAGCTGGAGCCTCCACACCGACACTTGGATTCAAGTCAGTTGGGCCATCATAACCATCTGCAAATTCTATTGGTAATCCAGAATGAGCATCGTATGTGACTCCTCCAGATACATATGTTCCTAAATGTGGCATTTAATTACTATCCCAAGCCTTTTGTGGTGATACCTTCTGTCCGTATTTATCAGAGAAATTCTCAGTTACTAACTGTGCAACACTTTCATACTCTTCAGGATCAGGTGGAATGATAAAAATGTCTCCGATGTTACTATAAAAATACCTATGCAATGTCTTCTTTGGTAAGATGAGACTTGTTTTATTGACAAGACCTTTTGCAACTCCATCACGATAATCTGGATTTAGATAGTGTAAGTTACCACCAAGCATTTTATCTTGTTGAAATTCCATTACATAAACAAGTGGTCTACGATCATAGAATGGATACTTTTCTGGAAATGAAGCAGTATATGAGAAGAAACAAAGTTCTCCAATTTCTGGAAAGCGAGTTTCTGCAACTTCAGAAAGTTCAGTATATAATTCATTTGCATACCAATCTGGACTTAGATCAGCAGAACCTTGTGCTCTTTCTCTTATTCTTTCTCCGATAGTCATTTGATACCTAGATTATCCTCAGTCATAATTTTAAACTCAATGTTACGATCAGCACAGAACTCTCTTGCTGCTTTCCATTTTGCCTGATTGACTGCATACGTTTGTACTGAATGAGCCCATGACTTTGTTCTTTTCTTTGGATTCACATTTGGCATCTTAGTTTCTTTCTTTGGTTTGACTTCGACAACCATAGTTCTTTTATTTCCCTTCTTATCAATATACTTAACGAAAAAGTCTGGAAAGTAACGATGAACACGATTATCTATTGGAGAACGATACGGAATCCAGAACTCTTCAGACTGCCATTCACTCACTGTTTCATTCAAATCACAGTAATTCATAAATTTTCTTTCCCACAAAGACCTATAAATAATATTTCGGGGATCTCCTTTATACTTTTTCGGGTATCTTGGGTAATATTTTCCTTTATATGACATACATACATTATCAGGATCAATTTAAAAACTATTTAGATGGCAATAAAATCGGAAGACTTACACTTAAGTATACCTAATGCGAGTCCAATATTTTCAAAACTTGCGATATCAACTCAATTCAAGGTATCGTTAGATCTTGTTCGTAGAACTCAACTTGGAGAGAATGTAGGACTATATGAATACTTAACTAATTGTGGTTTGTTTGTTGATACAAATTCTACAAGTCAAAAGTATGATTTCTTATGTTCTCAGGCATCTTTACCAGGTTCAAACTTTAATATTTCAGAAGAACTTGGAAGTCGTCAAGGAATGACAGAGAGATTTGCGTCAAGAAGAATCTATAATGAATTTGATTTAACTTTCTATATTGATGATGATTATAATGTATTGCGTATGTTTGAAGAATGGATGAATTATATCAACCCAGTTTATGATGGAACAGTTGGTAGATATGATGGAGGTGTATCAAGTCAGTTAAACGCATATCAAGATCGAAATACATATTCAAGATTTAGATATCCAGATGACTACCGAAGAAAAATACAGATTACTAAATTTGAAAGAGATTTTTTACAGAATCCAAATGATAAGAATAATACATTTAAGAATATGCCTTTATTGACATATCATTTTATTGATACTTTTCCAGTCAATCTTAATGCTGTTCCAATGTCTTATGGTGGTAGTACAATTCTACAAGTTACAGTTGTCTTTACTTATCTAAGACATACGATTGAAAAGCATGGCAATGTACAACAATCAGTGAGGGAAAAACTTGCAAATACTAATCAAACAATTCAAGTTAATCCTCTTAGACCAAGAGCAGTTGGAAGAGAAATAGCACCTAGTTCAACTGATCCTAACCCAACAAAACCAGTTGGTTATGTAACTGGTGAACCATATTACGGGCCATATCATGAACATATGGGTGTGAAGATGGTTGGTGAAAGACATGCTCCTTATCCTCACGCTATAATATATGATACAGTTGCAGAGAGTTTACCTGACAGTGTGATTGTCGGTGATCCAGTCACAGAAACAAATCCTGCCACAGAAACACAAACTACTGCAGGTGAGGGAACATCTCAAACAACTCAAACAACTGAGTCCAGTGGAGGTGGAACAACCACAACTGAAACCACAACAACGACTACGACTACAGATTCATCTGGATCAACAAGTTCAAGCACTAGCAGTTCTTCTTCTTCGAGTTCAGATGGTTCAAGTTCATCTGGTTCGAGTTCTTACAGCAGTTATTACGGTTACTAAAACCCTGCTATATACAATACTGAATATAATATTATGCCTTTACCAAAAATATCAACCCCGACACATGAGTTGGTTTTACCATCAACGGGAAAAAAAATAAAATATAGACCATTCCTTGTAAGAGAAGAGAAAATTTTAATCCTTGCATTAGAAAGTCAGGATATAAAGCAGATTACAAATGCAATTAAATCTACTTTAAAATCTTGTATACTAACAAGAGGAACTAAAGTTGAAGAACTTCCTACATTTGATATTGAATTTATTTTCTTGAATATACGAGGAAAGTCTGTAGGTGAATCTGTAGATGTTGTGATAACTTGTCCTGATGATGGTGAAACAACAGTTGAATCTCAAATTTTTATTGATGAAATACAAGTTCAAAAGAATGAAAAACATAATCGTGACATTAAGTTAGATGATAATCTAATTTTAAGAATGAAGTATCCATCTTTAAGTGAATTTGTTCAAAATAATTTTGATGTTTCTAATACTGATAATATTTCATTTGATGCATCATTAGATATTATTGCATCTTGTATTGATGTTGTATATAATGCGGATGAATCTTGGGCAGCAGCTGACTGCACAAAGAAAGAGTTGAATGAGTGGTTAGAAACTTTAAATTCAAATCAATTTAAAGAAGTTGAAACTTTTTTTGAGACAA